ATATCACGCGCCGACGCGCTGGCGCAGGGCTTGCAGAGATATTTCACCGGCGAACCGTGCTACCGTGGGCACGTTGTCGAGCGTCTTGCCAGTAATAAGCAATGCGTCGAATGTCGTGCGATCAGCGGCTCGCGCCCGTGGCTCCATGTTGACTTATTGGCGTATTTGGCACGCTTCTATGAGCTTACGAATGCTGTATCGCGGGACGAGGCGATTGCACAGGGATTGTTGCGCTACTTTACCGGGAAGCCTTGTCATCAGGGACACATCGCGGAGCGCATTGTCTCAAGCTACAAATGTCTTGAATGCGCCAGAATTGAATCAGTGGCGACAAGAGCAGCAGATCCCGAGAAGGCACGGGGAAAAGATCGACAATGGAGGGAAACGAACCCGGAAAAGGTGCGCGCAAATCTTGCGCGCTATAGGGACGCCAACCGTGATCTTATTAACGCACGGATGCGCACAAGGCGCACCGAACCGGGGCCAAAGCGGGGCGCGTATCTTGCCCAGCGGCGTGCTCGCCGCGCCGCACGCCTTGACGAACTCCGGGCAGTCGAAAAGGCGTATCGTGAGGCCAACCCGGAAAGGGTTCGCCAAAAAGCGAGAGAATATTACTGGAAAGATCCACCGAAACATCGGACTGCAACTAAACGATGGAAAGAAAACAACCCGGAAAAATTTCGCACGTATTTGGAAAAGCGCAAGCCGAAGACCAAGGCGTATCGCGAAGCCAACCGCGACAAGCTTAACAAGTATTATCGGCAATGGCAGATAGAAAACAAAGATAGGGTCAATGCTAACGTCAACAAACGCAGGGCGCTCAAGAAGCAGTCGTCGGGACAATACACAGCAGACGAAGCGAAGGCGATACTTGTTGCGCAAAAACACAAATGCGTTTATTGCGGCGCCGATTTACGAAAGGTGAAGAAACATCTTGACCATATCCTTCCGCTATCACGCGGCGGATTAAACGATAAGACCAACATCCAGTGGCTCTGTGCGCCATGCAATTTGCAGAAGCGCGATAAAGACCCGATCGAATGGGCAAACGAACTCGGTAAGCTACTCTAACCACAGGAGGAAACATTGGCAGAGTCCACACGAACGCCGGAGCAGCAAGAGCAGGACCGGCAACGCCAGGAGCGCGAGCGAACGCAGGCGGTGGCGCGCAATGTGCCGCGGACACAGGAGCAGCCGTCTCCCCGCGCCGAGGGCGAGCGCGCGCGCGACGAGGCCGACAAGCAGATTGCCGAGCATCTCTCCAAGCCGCCGGAAACGCCGGTGCCCTCGCAGGAGGAGGCGGACGAGATCCGCGAGCGTGCGCTTGCCGGCGGCAGGACGCGCGAGGGGCGGCAAGAGCGCGACGTAAAGCCCGCCGATCGCGGACCCGGCTACACGACGCGCTAGCGGTATCCCGCGTGAGCTTTCTCGCTCGGCTACCGATGCTCTGGAAAGGCAAGGGCGCGGCCGAGGGGAAGTATCGCCCTGGCCCGTGGCTGACGAATGACGGCGTCATCGCCGCGAGCTGGGGCCGGTACTGGAATTACTGGCAGGCCGGCTATAACCCGCTGCCCTATGGCGAACGCTCGGCGATGGTCGAGGCGTGCCAAAGCGCCTATTCGCAGACCGTGGCGATGCTGCCCGGCGATCATTGGCGCGGCCTCGCGAATGGCGGTCGCGAGCGCGTAACCAATTCGGCGCTCAGCCGGATTTTGCGCCGGCCGAACGATTATCAAAGTATCAGCGACTTTTTGCTTAATCTCACCCGCGCTTTGTACCAAAGCGGCAACGCTTATGCGTATGCCATCAGGAACAACCGCGCCGAGATCGCAGAACTCCACCTAATGCGCGACGGCCAGGTAGCGCTTGCCGAGGACGGCAGCATCCATTACAGCCTGTCGGGCAATGAAGTAGTAGACGGCCGTTTCGACCTATCCTCTCCCGTGCCGGCGCGCGATGTGTTGCACGTCCGGCTGCATACGCCCCGCCATCCACTGAAGGGCGAAAGCCCGATCCTCTCGGCGGCATTGGACCTCGGCATGCACAATGTCGCGTTGCAGCAACAGATTACCTTTTTCCAAAATCAAGCGCGCAGCTCATTCATTCTCGGCACCGAGGAGAAATTCGCTGTCGAGCAGACCGACGCCTTGCGCAACAAGGTCAGCGAACGGCTGAGCGGGATGAATGAGGGATTGCCGCTGATCCTGACCGGCGGGATGAAACCGTTTCCGCTGTCTACCTCTGCGGTCGATGCGCAGCTTGCCGAGCTGCTCAAGATGAGCGCGGCGAATATCGCGCTCGCGCACCGCATCCCGCTGCAAGTGCTCGGCCTTGGCGAGACGACGTATGGCAGCACGGAGATTTTGAACCAGGCATGGCTCAGTACCGGCTTGGGGTTCACCCTGAACCACATAGAGGTTGCCTTTGACGCGCTATTCCGTTTGGACGGGCCGCCCGACGAGTACACCGAATTGAGTACGAGCGCTTTGTTGCGCAGCGCTTACCGCGAGCGCATCGAAGGCCTGGCGCGCGGCGTCATCAGCGGCATTTACTCGCCGGACGAGGCGCGCGCGAGCGAAGAGTTGCCGGCCGTTCCGGGCGGCGTTGGCGAGGAGCCTCGCACCCAACAACAGGTTGTGCCACTGTCGTATGGCGCGAATATGAAGCCGCCGCCAGTAACTCCTGCGGCATCCCAAACGCCCGACACGCCGCCGCCGGATACGCCTGCACCGGACAACCAGGACAGTCCCGATGCACAGCGCCAACTCGCTGCGTTCCGCGATGCGTTTATACGGAGCCTCGACAGTGTTGCGTGATCCGGCGGCGAGCGAATTGTTGGCCGCCGAGATGGGTGCGCTGATGGCGCGCGAGGTGCGTGCGTTTCGGCTGGAGGTCTCCGCCGCGCTTGCCGAGCTGCGCGAGGGGATTGCGACGGCGAAGGCAGAGCGGCTCCAGTGGACCTCGGACGGCGAGGACACGCTGGCGGCGTGGGAGATGCGGATCGCGCAGCGCATGGAGTCTGTGCGCGACGGAATAGACGGCGAGCAAGGCCCGCCGGGCGCCGATTCCACGATCCCTGGCCCACCGGGGAGCGATGGCCGTTCCGTCGCTGTGCGGGGCTTGTACGGCGAGGCGGATGCATACCAGGCGCTCGATGTCGTGGCACTGAACGGCGGTTCGTTTATCGCACTGCGCGACGACCCTGGCCCGTGCCCTGGCGAGGGTTGGCAGATGCTCGCGCGCCAAGGGAAAGCAGGACAGCCCGGCCCCAAGGGCGATAGGGGAGAGGCGATCGTCGGCCCGCCCGGCCCGCCCGGCCGCAGTCCGGTGGCGCTGAGCGTCAATGATGACGGCGTGCTGACGCTGAGCCTAGATGACGGCACGACCGTGACCTGCGACCTCTACCCGGTCCTGGCGCAACTGCGATGATCTCCGAATATCGCATTAGCCGCACGGTGACACCGGCGGCGAGCATGGCGCTTGTCACCTTGGATCAGGCCAAGGCGGCGCTCGGCATCGACCCGGCCGATACGACGCAGGATGCCAGCCTGACGGCGCAGATCGCGAGCGTGTCGCAGGCGATCGTTCGTTACGTCGATCGCGTCCTCGTCCAGCAAGGCTACCGCGACCAGTTCCGCTATATCTGCAACTGCTCCTATCCCGGCGAGCCATTGCAGCTACGGCAGTTTCCGATCGCGGTGGACGCCACCGGCGCGCCAATCGCGACCGTCATCGAGGACGGCGTTGCGGTTGATCCACTGTACTACGAGGCCGACATTGAGCGCGGGCTGCTCTATCGCCTCGATGGCGGCGATCCCTACGGCTGGACCGGGATGCTGATTACGGTGGATTACACCGCCGGCTATGAGCCGATCCCCGAGGACATCCAGGCCGCCGCGCTCGATTGGCTGACCTCGCGCTATCATGCCGAGGGCCGCGATCCGGCACTGCGCAGCGAGACCATCCCCGACGTGCTCAGCCAGGTATTTGCCGGGGATTACGGCTCGGGCACAACGGCGGGCGCGATACCGCCGGGCACGCGCGATTTGTTGCAGCCATACCGACTCTTCAGCCTGTGAACGCGCAGACGCTGATCGCCCGCCTGGACGCGGCCCTTGCCGGCTACGGGCAGACCGTGACGCTCCAGCGTACCAGCGTGGACACCGCGACCGGCGCCGTGACGATCACCGAGAGCGTCGATTGCCCGGCGGCAGTACGTCCAACGGGTCCGCAGGATCTGGAGGCCGGAGATGTGGTGCCGATCGTCGTCATTGTTTCGCCGACCGGGATCGGAAGCTTCGGCATCCCCTCGCGAGATGATCGGCTGCTGATCGAGGGCGACGCGGCCAACATCATGCAGGTCGCGCCTTTGTACTACGGCGGACGCCTTGTCCGCATAAACATGACCGCGCGTGGATAAGCGCGAGCAGCTCCTCGCACGCCTGACAACAGTTTGCGGCAGCGTCCAGGGCATTGTCTCGGCCAAGCGCAACGTCCTCGACGTGCCGCTGTTGGGCCGCCCGGCATTGGTTGTGCAGGACGGCAGCGAAGAGCGGCTCGACGGGCCGGCCTCGGCCAACCGCTCCGGCGTGCAGCGGCTGCAACTGACGCCGCAGATATGGTTGCTGGTGCGCGGCAGTGCCGACGATGCCGGCCCGCTGATGAGCCTGTTTCGCGGCCGGCTGATCGCTGCCGTGCTGAACGACTCAACCCTGCAAGACCTCACCGGCACCGCAGGCGGCATCCGCTATGACGGATGCACGGTCAATGAACCGACGCCGGAAACAAAAGAGCCGCGCATGGATGTGAATTTCAGTTTCACCTACACGCTCAACATTAACGACATCGCTGCGATGATGGAGCTAAATCATGGCCTTCGCAACAACCGCGCCTGACATCAACAATTATTTTATCGCCAAGGGATACGTTAAGTTTAGTCCTGACGGCGGCACGACCTGGACTCATCTTGGTAATGCCCCGGAGGTGGAGTGGTCGCCAAATTTGGATCTTTTGGATCACTTTAGTGCGATGAGCGGCGTAAGGTCCAAAGACAGAAAGGTCATCCGCGAGAAATCCGCGACGGTGCGGATCGTCCTTGAAGAGTCAAACCCGTTTAACCTGGGGCTGGCGCTGATGGGTGATGTCACAACCGGGACACCGCCCGCCCCGACCACAATCGACATATTTAGTTTGGCCGAAATAACCGGCGCATTATTATTTGTCGGGCAAAACGACGTAGGCCCGAGAACGCAGTATTATTGGCCGAATGTCTCGATCACGCCGTCCGGTAGTATCAATCTGATCTCGGACGAATGGGCGTCGATGGAGATCACCGCCGAGGTGTTGGTCGATCCCACCACCGGCTCGTTCGGCACGGCAACCTGGGACATCACAGATGAGGTTACGCCAACACTGACAACAACTACAACGCGCGGCGCGCCAAGGACGCGGACGCGGGAGGCGGCATAAACCGTGCCCGGCCTCAAAGACATTGCGAAAAACCTGCGCCGCACCGTCACGCTTGCGGGCGTGGAGGTTTCCATTCGCGGCCTCACGGGAGACGAGCTTGCGGCGCTGCTCAACGCCTATTCGGAACTCGGCAAGTTCTTGACCGTCGGGTTCCAGCATCTCGACGCGGCGGCGCTGGGTGAGCAAGCGCCGGAGTGCGTCGCGCGGATCATCGCCATCGGCACGTCCCTCAACGGTCACGCGCCGGAGGAAAAGGACATCGCCGAGGCTCGCACGCTGCCCGGCGTCGCGGCGCTCGAACTGCTGGCGTTGATCTCGGAACTCACTCTGCCGCGTCAGGTGGTGCGCCCTTTCGTGGAGGCGGTACTGGATCGGGCGGGCGAGGAGGCATCCGACGATATTACCAAGGCGCCGGGTACGAGATAGCCGAAATGGCGCTTGCTTTGTCGCGTGCCGGGTATGGATCGCTCGATGAAGTGATGAGCTGGACGCCATACAGAATGAGTCAGGTGATTTTCATTCACGGCAAGTTGTTGGACATCGACCAAAAGCGCGACCTAGCGCTGCACGCCTTTGCCGCGCAGGGCGACCCGAAAGAGCTGCGGAAGGCGCTGTCGCGCAATGGCAGTTAAGGTCAAGTATGACCGCAACGCCTGGCGTAAAGGGCTGAGCGAGGCTCAGCAGCAAATGGCGCGGGCGGCAACCAAGGCGTTCCGCGAAGGCGCAAAGGAGATTCAGCGCGAGGGGCAAGCGGAGTTGGCAAAAGTTGTCGGGCCATCGAATGCCAAGTGGTTTTTCGCGCGGGCCAAGCCGCGCGGCGGCTACTCGTTGCGGCCATCCTTGCGCGGCTATCGGCGTAAACAGTTCCTGAACATCTTCGAGCGCGGGGGCACGATCCAGCCGCTCCGCAGGAAATATCTGTGGCTGCCGCTGTCGCATGTCGTCCAACGGGTCAGCCGCAAGCGTCTTACGCCGCGCATCTACGAGCGCATGTTCGGCAAGCTGCAGTTTGTCAAGCGGCCCGGCAAGGCGCCGTTGCTATTAGGGGATGTCGCTGCCGGGCGCGGCGCGGCTGCGACAGGCAAGGTGACAAGGGCACGGCTGAAGCGCGGCGCCGCATCGCGCAGCGCCGGCCGCGCCACGCGCAAGGTGCCGGTCTTTGTCGGGCTGTCCTCGGTCACGATCCACCAGCGCCTGCACTTTGACGAGATTTACGAGGCCATGCGCAGGGAACTGCCGGAGTTGTATCGACGCATGATGGCATTGGAGGGCAATAGATAATGGCGCGTGGTCGGTCCGGCGGCATTTCGCAATTTATCGAGCTGGTCGGCCAAGAGCAGGTCCGCGAGGGCTTTCTCAGCCTTGGTAAGATCGGTGAACAGTCGATGCTGCGGATCAGCACCGCGACCGAGAAAACCGCGCGCTCGTTCGATCAGCTCAAGGGCGGCCTAAAGGGCATCGCGGCATTCGAGGGCTTGCGGCGCGGCGTCGGTATTCTCGGCGATGTCACGTCGCAGATGCAGGAGCTGCGCAACGTCGCGGCCGGCACGCAGTTCCCGATCGACACATTGCGTGCCTTCCAGATTGCCCTGGAGCAGACCGGCAATGCGGGCGAAAAGGTCGGCGGCGCGTTTATTCAATTCGCCGGAGCGGTTGCCGATGCGGATCGCGCGGCGGCCGGCGCCGACAATGCGTTCACCGCTCTCGGAATAAATACAAAGAGCGTCCAGGGAGTAGACCGGCTCAATAGGCTGCTGGATATTTACGTCAAGCGCTGGGCGCAAATTAAGCAAATCAAGCCGGCTGTCGCTGCACGCTCCGGCGCACTCGCATTCGGCGAAGACGACATTAACAAGTTTGGCAAGGCGCTGGAACTCGCGTCGCAAGTCGGCATCCCGAAGTTCGTTGAGGCGATGAAGCAGTTCGGCCGGTTCCCGACCCGGGCGGACTTCGCCAACATGGAGCAGTACGAAACGGCATTGGGCCGTTTCCGCGGCGTCATCAACTCGATCAAGATGGACGCCGTTATTGCGTTGTTTCCCGGCCTGACCCAAGCGCTCGACAAGGCGCGGGCAACGCTCGGTACGTTCACGACGGATATTCAGCGGTTCTTTGTTGATATTAACCGTGTCTTAACCGGGAGGAAGGCGCAAACTGAGTTTGTGCGCAACCTCGTGGCAATGAAGGATGTCGTGCTGTTCGTGCTCGGCATCATGAAGACGGCATTTGATGCGTTTGCCAAGGGCCTCGATGTCGTCGCCGTCGCTGCCAATAACTTGTTCGGTACGCAGTGGACCGGCAAGGGCATTGCGATGGCGCTGGTCGCCCTGAAGCTGGTCGGCGCCTTTACGGCACTCACAACCGCGTTTACGCTGGCGCGCACGGCCTGGACGCTTCTATCGACAGCGTTTGTTTTCAGCCCGATCGGGGCGCTCGTGACATCGGTCGGACTGCTGGTCGCCTATTTGCTGAGCGGCACCGATGCGGCCAAAAAGTTTATGGATCAGCTTGGCCTCGCCGGGCCGGCCGCCGACCAGACCGCGGCAGCCACGCAACAGACCGCGCAGAACATGGGCGACGTGGCTACGAACACGAGGAGCGCGGCGAAGGCGGCCGACGAGGTGCGCGACCTGACGCAGCGCACAACCGCTCAGACCGCCGCTCTCGGTGCGGCGACAGCAGATGCCGCGGCCAAGACGACCCGCTTCGCGAATAGTGCGATGACGATCCCGGCATCCGATACAACGGATACCGGGCCGCACGATATGGACTGGCATATGGCGCACCGCCATATCGCGACCCGCACGTTTGATGAGGTCAACCCGGAACAGGTTGACATGGCGACCGGCGCGAAGATGCCGATTGGCCAGGGGATCACGGGGCCGGGCGGCAACCGCTGGGTGGATGTCAAGTCGGCCTTGGGCGCGACAACGGCAGCGGGATTTGGCGCCGCCGCGTCTCTGAACGCGGTTGCGGGCGCGGCGGACACAGCGGCTGCCGCGCAAACCAAGTCTGCGAACGCGGCGGAAAAGGCAGCGGATCAAGCGCCGGGTTCGTTTCGCGCAACGTCCGATCAGTTCAAGCAAACGGTGGACGACCGGGTAGCCGCTGCCGCAGATGCCGTTAAAAACGCACCGATGGCGTTCGGCGGCGAACTATCATCCGGCACGGCGGCTCCCGGCGTGGTCTCACCGCTGGCCGAAGCAATAAGGCAAGCCTTCGCCGGTGCGCCGGCACCGTTCGGTGGTGAAGCATCGTCAGGAACCGCTGCTCCGGCGATCGATGCCTTGGAACAAAGCGCCGATAGCGTTGCGGCTTCGATGCAGGGGGCGAGCGACCAAACCGGCTCCTTCTCCGGGGCACTGACTGCTGTGACGGATGCCTTGAACAGCGCTGCGGCGGCAATCGCCGAGGCGACGTCGAAAGCCACGCTTCCGGGCATGGCGACCGGCGGCATCGTGCCCGGCAGCGGCACCGGCGACAGCGTAGCCGCGATGCTGACGCCGGGTGAATTTGTCATGCGCCGCTCGATCGTTTCGCAGCTCGGCGTGCCGTTTCTGTCGATGCTCAATCGCGGCGCGGGCAGCTTTCTGCCGCGCGGCCATTATGCGGCCGGTGGGCTTGTGGCTGCCGGTGCTGGTGCGGGCGGCACGCCGGTGCATCTGCACCTCGACGGCAAGTCCTTTGCCTTGCGCGGCGGCGCCGATGTCGTCTCCTCGCTCGCGCACGAGGCGCGGCGTTATGCGCTGCGCTCGGCCGGCACCAAACCGTCCTGGTATGGCGGGACACCCGGCGGGCGCTGATGCCAGCACTGCCGAACGGCCGGAACACTGTTTTTGATCTGCGCTGGGCCGAGGTGACGGGTGCCGGGATTTCGGTGCCGGGCGTGCCGCCCTACGCGGCGCGAGGCCTCAAAGGAACACTGAGACCCATCGATGCGGCGCAGGGCGACACGGTGGTGCGGCGCACTGTCAACGGCACGCTGGTGGACATCTCCGCGCCGCAGTTTCGCAAATATGTGCTTGAGGCATCCGGCGAGGACCAGCAGCCGCCGGCTCTCGCGAGCATGTGGCCAGGGATGGAGTTCTATGTGGACTGCCACGTCGAGCTGGCGTACCCGACCGGGTTTATCGTGCCGGATCGGGCGGCGGTGCCGGGTAGTGAAAGAGTCGAGGGGGACTACACGTTTTACTGCCCGAGTTTGTTGATGGTGTTGAAAGAGTTTCAAATAGAAAGAAGCGAATGGGAGGCGGTATATTCATGGAATATCGTCTTGGAAGAGCGATAATTGCCTCTGATGATGCAACTTCCGCTTCGCATCTTTAGCCGCTTTGATCGCGGCAATATGCTGGGCAGAAAAAGGACGACCCTTCATCGTGGCGCTTTTCTTAGCGCGAGTTTCAAGCGATTGCTTGTGCCCTTTCTTAGCGGCACTGATTTTCGCTCGGGTCTCAGGAGAATGCGGACGCAGCTTTCTTCCTGTTCTCGTAATGCTCATGTGAGCACGTTGTTCGGGCGACCAGAGCGGTCGTCCTTTTTTTGCCGCACTGTTGTTGGCGCGATGCTCGGGCGTGTGCTTTCTGCCCTTCAAGGCTGCACTCAGCTTGGCGCGGGTCTCGGGTGTGTTGACCATCCCGTTTCTCGTGCCGGGTTTCCCCATGTGCCGAGCGCTCAGTTTTGCCCGGCGTTCAGGAGACATCGGCCCAAGCTTGCGCCCCTTCTGGCCGCTACTGATTTTTGCTCGCTGTTCAGGAGACATCGGCCCGCATTTTCTACCCCTCGATGCGGCTCCCAGCTTGGCTCGATGTTCCGGCGAGAGAGGCGGTCTCTTTTGTCCTTTATTAGCGGCCGACAGCTTTGCGAGATGAGCGAGATTGCGGGCGCTGTTCCTTTGCGCCGAACTGATTTTCGCCGCTACTTCGGGCACAAGCGAAGGGCTAAGATCACCACCGAGACTAACGTTGTATCCGAAATCGGCGTTTCGCGTTTGGAACGCTGCGATAGCCTTTATTTCCAAATCGGCTATGTATTCTTTGGTTCCGGCGCAAAGAACGCGAAGCGGCGGCATACCATATTTGCGGATCGCCTTCTGGACAGGATTGTTCCCTTTAGCGGCACTTCCGCGATGATCTCTAAAGCGCCTCGCCGGGCGCTGCGTCAGGCCGACATATTTTTTCCCGTTAGGAAAATCGAGGCAATAGAGGTAGACAGGCGTGGGCATCATCCAGGCTCCTACAAAGCCGATGGTGTCAAGGGCGGCGCCAGTGCGACCAACACGGCGCCGTCCGGCCGTTATGGCATGTGCGGGTGACTAAGTAAATGCCCGGCCCGTTTTGCTTCGCCTGGACCGGTGGCACGATCCAGGAGCCGGTACTTATCTCGACCACCGGCAACACGCATGGCGGGCAGATCCTCACCCTGACGGCAACCGGCTCGGTCGAGAGCGGCGCGCAACAGCTCTTCAACCTTGCCCCGGCTGTCGATCTGGATGATTTCGCGCTGTACGGCATCGAGGGCGCCGGGTTGCCGACAGGCACGCTCTTTATCAATGATAACAGCGATCTGTCCGGCGAGAGCGGTACAATTAATCTTTCGGCTGTGGCGACCGGCACTTATACGTCGGCAACCTATACGATCACCAAGGCTGTGAGCTTCGGCACGATTTCCGTCACTACGACGCTCGACAATGCCACGATCACGCTACCCGCGGATCTCGATTTGCCGGCCGGCACGTATCAGGTCAGCGGCACCTACATCGGCAATACATTGGCGCCGCCGCCGGAGGACGATACCACCATCACCGACGAGACGATGCTCGTCTCGGGCGCGCTTATTGATTACGACGGGTCGTCGCCGGACGTCGATATGTATATTTACGCGCTGGTGGATGATGTCGTCGTTCAGCAGGACGTGACCGCCTCCGGCTCCGGCGAGGTGCCGGTCAACATCACCGGATTTGCCGATCAGGACTGGTACAGCATCACCAGCATTCCGCTCGGCGTGTTGGCGGATCTGGTGCCGGGCTTGCGGTACAACATCGCCGGCAACGGCCTCCCGGTGGGCACCACCTTTGTAGCACCGGATAGCCCCGCGACGGCGACCAGCCTCATCCTGGAACAGCCGGCGACTAGCGCGGAGATTGGCGCGCTGTTGACGATCACCGGCCCGCGCACGCCGGACGCGGATTTCGATGCGCTCGTTCACAACCGGTTCGATGAAGAGGTTTTGAGCGTTGCAATCGCCCAGGAGGAGGGCGGGTTTGCGACGCTCGACATCGAATTGAAGAACCCGAATGTCGGCCTCCTGGCGCTCGGGCGGCAACTGTGGTGTTGGCTGTCCTGGGATCAGGCATGGACGCCGGACGGCTCAGGCACGCCGGACCTCGTGCCGCTGTTCAACGGTCAGCTCGTCGGCGTGCCATCGCTCGCGTCCGGCGAGGTCGTGACGCTGCAATTCCGCGCACGGCCGGACGACTACAACGCGCAAAAGTCCGCACTTGTCGAGAGCATGAAAGTGCTCCCGTATTGGGACCCGATCTGGCTGGCGACCGATGTTTCGCAGGACACGGTTCTTGAGACCTACTCGGCGCTTTGGCACATCGATCGGACCACGCTGGAGCTGACTGCCAGCGACATCCTCGAAGGCGAGGATGGCATCGTCACGATTGACGAAAGCCAAGCGTTCTATGACGCGTTCAGTCTCACCGTGGGCGATGCGCCGCTAACGGCAGTTACGGTGTCCGGCACGGTCGAATGGCAACAGACCGGCGACGGCACATTAGAGATCACACAAAAGCTGGTCGATGCGTTCGCCAATGCCGGCAGCCCATACACGACCTCCTTTCCGCTGCACGATGACGACAGCGGCGGCGGCGGGCTTATCTCTACGGTCAACGGCTCGGGACTCAAAAGCGATTGGCCGAAAGCCGGCACGAATATCGGCGGCGGCTGGAGCCTCACGACACGCGCAGACGGGTCCGGCAAACCGCTTTGCTATATCGAAGACGAGGTTCTAAACGGAACATTCCGCCAAACGAATTACAATGTTACTTTCACCGGCCAGGAAAAGCCGGCGACGAGCGCTGACGCCACCGACGAGGAGAACACCGTCGCGGTCTACACCGCGAGCTATGGTCAGTACAAGGCCGAGTTTCCGATCAGCATTTACAAAGTGCGGATGGTGCTGCAATGGCGCGCTGACCGGCGCCGCACCGAGACGGTCGCGGCTGTCGTCAATGCCAACGTCCAGCGGATGTTGACCGACACGGCGGACGCGGACGCCGAGGATATATCGCTGACCTCGCAATATATCGGGCAAGGGGTCGATGCCGGCGGCGAGGTGCCGATCGGCAGCTTGACGCGCGCCAGTTATTTCCAAACCGATCGCGGCGCCTCGTCGCTTGAATATCTGCTGCTGCTGGCGCGGGCGAAGATGCGGGCCAAGAGCCGGGCCGTTGACCTCGCCTTCGCGGTCGAGTGGCGCACCGCCATCGGCATCACCTTGCGCAACAATGTAACGCTGCTGGACCGGCGCCTCGCTGGCGGCAGCGCGACGGGCAAGGTCAAAAGCTACAAGCTCACCGCTGGCGATGGCGTGATGCTCGGCGAGTTTGTGCTCGGCGTGCCGATCGGCACCGGTGATGTATCAAACGGCACCGTCGGCGAGCCTGCCTACGTCGATGATGGCTATACCAATCCCGGCTATCAGGTTATTAGCGGCGAGCAGGCCGCCTTGGTCGAGAGCGAATTATATTATCAATCGCTGGATCAGTTTGCGATCCAGGACGACGGGCTGAACCTCACAAACCTGACCGCCGATACTGCCGTCAATCAATGCTACGTGACAGACGGGCTAATCGAACAGCTCGACCTGCTCTACACGTATCAGCGCAAGCAAGCGCCGACCGACGGCGATCCGATTTCGGCAGCAGTCAAAATGAAAACGACCGTTACACTTGATCTCGTGCCGGTCGCCGGCGCTGAATTTCACACATCGTTCTACCCGGCGATCTCGATGCTCGCCGTGCCGAAGGGCATTGACCTGGCGGCGCCGGCAGGAGCGCGCAATGCCGTTTGAGTCATTTGTCCGGCCCTATCAATCGCCCGGCGCATTGCGGCGCACTATCATCGCCGCCACGCCTAGCGCGACGAAGGACCGCGCGCATCTGACCTGGGGCGTCACATCCGACGCGAAAATCACGCGGACCCGCGACGGCATCAATGTCGAGTGCTGCAAGAAAACGATCAAGCAGACCGACCACAAGAACAGCGATTTTGAGAACGTGACGATAGCGGCACCGGCCGGCGGTCCCTCGGATGGGCAGAAAGTCGAGTTTCAACGGGCCAACAAACTCGCGTTTGACAGCAAACACACCAATTCGTGCATTTCGGATTGGGACCAGATGTCCGGTGTTGCGTTCGGCGTCAGCGAAGCGCTTGCAGAATTTGAGTCGGATATGTCCTTTGCCGGCGACGGCACCACCGACGAGACGTGCAAAATGGAGTGGAGCCTGACCAACACGCCGACCGGGAGGCTCTAGTATGCCGTTCGAATCCTTCGTTCGACCGTATCAATCGCCGGGTGCGCTTGGCCGCACCCGGATCGTTGCGACACCTAGCGCGACCAAGGAGCGCGCGCATTTGACCTGGGGCGCCACAAGCGATGCGAAAATCACGCCCTCGCGCGACGGGATCAACGTCGAATGCTGTAGCAATAAGGAAACCGAGTTTGAGCGCGAAACCAACGTTTTGCGCATCACGCAATCCGACGAGCCGGAGAATTGGGTGGATGTGGCGCGCGCCAGCAAGATGAAGCTCAATAACAAGCACGAAAATAAGTGCGCGAGCGATTGGGAGCAGATGTCCGGCGTCGCCTTCGCCGTCAGCGAGGTACTCGCGGATTTTGAGGCGGACATGTCATTTGCTGGCGATAACACCACCGACGAAACCTGCAAGCACGAGATCACCTATAAACAAAACACACAGCCGGCATGAGCGCCATCTATACCGAGTTTCCTGGCGACGAGATTATTGCGGTTCATTTTAAAACAAAAGACAAGCCACCGACTGAACCGCCCGGCGATCAGTGGAAAAACACATGCGGCATGTTTGAGAACGTACCACTGCCAGGACTGCCTATCGGGGGTCCGGGCATTTTTGTTTTTGAGTATGATGCGCTGTATTGGGTCGTACCCGATAATAATCCCGGTCACGACCCGAAAAAGCCGTGGATGTATTTCCCGATTTTCAGGAAATATATCGACAGCGGAACAACCGTCAATTACCCGTGGGTGTGGGGAGCGCCAGGAAGTTTTACTGTCAATTATATCGGCGACACCAGTAAGGCCGCGTTTCGCATTCGCGTTTATCGCAACGTGAATATCCAGGCATTTATGCAAACGGTCCAAGCGGGCAACCCGGAACCGCCCGATTACACCGTGGACGGGACGACGACGACGATTGACAATATCAGCGCAACCGAGATCTACGTCCCGTTCTTTATCGTAGACCAGAAACCGCATCCCTGGCTCGGCGGCGAATACCCGTGGTCGGCAGTCGTCGATCCGCACATCACGGTGCAGGCGCATTGCGAGAAAACGACGGTCGGCGCGTTGCCGCCACAGCCGCCCGGCATGAGCGCCAGCTCGCCGTGGTTCCGGTATCCGACGCCGGGGAGCACCGATCTGCCGGTGCGACCGCCGCCAACGCTCGACGCCGCATAGGATAGGCAATAATGGTTGACATCACCTACCGCACATTAGGCCCGTGGGGGAGCGGCAAGGGCGCCAACCTTCAGCCGGCCGAGGTCGATACAAACTTTTGGAATGTGGCCGAGGCTATTGTTGCCTTGCAAACCAATCCGGCACAGCCGGTGGGCATTGCAAGCATCACGGTATCCGGCACTCAGATGTGGATCACGCTCACCGACAGCACGGTGCTCGGGCCGTACACGTTGCCAGTACTGACCTTTCGGTGGCGTGGCGAGTGGGAGCCGAACGCGGATTATGTCGCGCTCGATGTCGTGACCGTGTTTCAGACCGGCATTTTCATGTGCCAGGTCAGTCATACATCGGGCGCCACATTTGACATCGACCAGGAGATCGGCGGCACCCTCGTCTGGCTGCAACTGTTCGGGTCGGTCGATGCGACGCTGTCCGGCCTGTCGGATGTCGATGTCAATGACCCGATGGTCGGCGGCGAGTTGCTGCAATGGAGCTACGAGGCGAATAAGTGGCTGACCTTTGTCGCCGGGACGATGGTGTACGAGGACACCGACAACGTTACGATCACGGGTGGGTCAATCACCGGGATGCCGGCTCCCACGGCGCCGGGCGATGTTGCGACCAAGGCTTACGTGGACGCGCTGCCGGCCGGCATGACGTCGCCCCCCGGCACGATGATGTCGAACGCCTCGACCGCATCTGGTCCCGCTATCGCGAACACGCTGACGACCTACCTGGATTTTGTGCTCGGCACGAGTGCGGTTGGTACGCTGCTCTATCGCAGTTCCGCCGGCTGGGTGGCGCTGGCGCCCGGCGTTTCCGGGCAATTCTTGAAAACGCAGGGAGCCGGCCTCGATCCGCAATGGGCGCCGGGCGGTTCGGGCGTAACCAGCGTCAGCGCCGGCACTGGCATCACGACCGGCGGCTCTGCGATCGTGGCGACCGGGACGGTCAGCCTCGACGTGATCCCCGACCGCAATTTCCTGTCGAACATTTCCGGCGGCAGCGCCGCGCCGACGCCGCACACATTGTCTGCGTTTCTCGATGTTGTGCTGAGCAACGCTCGCGGCAGCATATTGACCCGCACGATCGGCGGCTGGGTCAGCCTGGCACCGGGCCTCATTGGGCAGGTATTGACGGCGCAAGGCACGAGCGCCGATTTGACATGGACTTCGCCGGCCGGCGGCGGCACCGTGACCAGCATCAACGCCGGGACCGGGATCAGCACGGGCGGCGCACCGATCACCGGCTCGGGATCGGTCAGCCTGGCCGCGGTCGCCAGCAATACAGTGCTAGCGAACATCACGGCCGGCAGTGCCGCGCCGGCACCGGCTACGCTCACGGCATTACTTGACGCGATCCTCGGCAGCACGCAAGGCTCGCTGATGTATCGCGCCGCGTCGGCCTGGCTGGCGCTCTCGCCGGGCACGTCCGGGCAAGTCCTGACCTCCGGCGGCGCTGCGGCTAATCCCGCATGGGCGGCGGCATCTTCCGGGGCGCCGATCGCATCGCTGAACATGCTCGCCAATCTAACCGGCGGCACGGCAACGGCAACCGGCCAGACCGTCTCGGCCGTGCTCGACGCGGTGTTCTCTTCGGCGCGCGGCGCGATCCTATTCCGGGGCGCGACCGGCTGGGCGGCGTTGGCGCCGGGCACGAGCGGTGATGTCCTGACCACCGGCGGCAGCGCGGCCAACCCGAGTTGGGCGCCGGCTACTGGCACAGGCTCGCCGCCAGGTGGTCTGTCCGGTCAGGTGCAGTTCAACAGCGCCGGCGCGTTTGGCGGGTTCACGGTCTCGGGCGACGCGACCTTAAACACATCGACCGGCATGCTAACGCTGGCGACGGCTAACAGCAATGTCGGCACCTTCCAGGGATTGACGATCAACGCTAAAGGGCTGGTCATTGCCGCAGTCAACCAAGGTTACATAACCGGCAATCAGACGATTACGTTATCCGGCGATCTCGCCGGCTCGGGCAGCACGTCGATTGCCGCGACGGTAACGGGCCTACAGGGACAACCGGTATCGGCCACTGTGCCAACGAGTAGCCAAGTGCTGCAATGGAGCGGGACGGCATGGGAGCCGGCAACGCTGTCCGGTGGCGGCAGCGTCAGCATCACCGCCGGCACCGGCATCACCGCAACACCATCGCCGATCACCGGCACCGGCTCCGTTGCGCTAACAGTGCCGGTCAGTGCGGTCAACGGCGGCACCGCGCAAACCACTTGGGCGCAGGGCGATTTGTTGTATGCCTCGGCCGCGAACACGCTCAGCAAATTGCCCAAAGACGCGGGCGGTACGCGCTACCTGAGCAATACGGGCACAACAAACAATCCAGCCTGGGCACAAGTTTCGCTCGCCAACGGCGTGACCGGCACGCTGCTGACCACGCTGGGCGGCACCGGCCAAGTGAGTTGGACCCAGGGCGACGTGCCCTATTACCAGGCCGGCACCGCCTTGTCGAAGCTGGCAAAAGATACCAACGCGACGCGGTACATCTCTAACACTGGCACGAGCAACAGCCCGGCCTGGGCGCAGATAAATCTGGCAAACGGCGTGACCTCCACATTGCCGATCGGCAATGGCGGCACCAACGCCACGACCGCCGCGGCGGCGCTGACTTCGCTGGGTGCCTTCCCGGCGGCGGGCGGTACGATCAGCGGCGCCACGACGATAAACGCTACCCTGTCGAGCTACGTCGCCGGCCAGACAGTTGCCAACATCGACACCAACGGCGCGACGAATTTGATCCTTGGCGACACGGGCAGCGTGGCGGGCAGTGGCGGGACAATCATTTTTGGCGCGAGCGGGTCGAGCTGGAAGTTCGCGGCGATCAAGGGTTTTGCGGCGAGCGGCACGGGCAACTCGCAGGGGCGCTTATACATTTCGACTCGTCGCACCACATCGGATGCGACGCTGACACAGACGGCGATGTTTAATGAGGATGGCTCGACGTTCAATACGAGCGGGTCATGGAGCACCTTCAGCGAACGCGGGCTGAAGCAGGATATTGCGCCGTACACCACAGGTCTCGACGCGCTGGTAAAATTATCGCCGGTACAATTCCGCTATCGGCCAGGGACACCGTTCGCCGGGAGCGAACCGAGCGCTGTCCTGCAAGGGCTGATTGTTGACGAGGTGTTGCCACATATACCCGAAATGTGCGGGAGCGTCCAACTGCCATTCGGCGGCGAGGACGCGACGACGCGTGTCGCGACGCTCAACCCCACCGCCTTGATCTATGTGCTGATCAATGCGGTAAAGGAACTGGCCGTGGAGCACGGGCAACTGGCGGCGCGCCTTGCGGCCCTGGAGGCGCACCAGATCGAAGCTCGTCGTTGATCGCGGCCTTGCTTGTAGCATCATTGGTCGCGCTGACCGGGCCGGACGGGCAGGTGATTTGGGTATCGCCGACGCATGTCGTCACGGTGCGCGAGCCGCGCGGGGTTAATCTGGGTCATTGGCCGCCCGGCACGCAATGCCTGGTCGGGTTCACTGACGGCAAATTCGTAACAACAACCGAACGCTGCGATAGGGTGCGCCAGAAGCTCGGCGCGCCGCCGTAGCGCGCGAGGTCAGCATGATCGTCCAGCTCGATATTACAAATAACCTGCCGGTCACGATAGTCGTCAATAGCGACAGCGCGACGGGACAACCGGTCGTGCCGGGGCAGATACTTCAAGCGACGTTCTCGCTTGTGCCCGACAGCGACGGCGTTGCGCATATCCATCTGTTTATCGACCGCAAATAACAGCGAGTATGCGGCTGCCCGTCGGCCGCAGAGGGTGGGCTGCGTCCAGGCCGCTGGGCGCAGGGGTTGGGGTTGCACATTGCAGCGCCGCGGCCGGCGCTCCTTAGAGAGGTAATATAATGGCATCAATACCCGCAACGTTCGTCGGACAGGCTTACCTGTCCGGTGTTGGAGTCAATCCGCAAGCAGCAGTCAATATCACGCTTGTCGGCGAGTTGTTTTATTCTGGCGTCGGGGTCGGCGGCGGACCGATGCCGGGCGGCCCCGGACTTGGCTTCTGGGGCGGCGTCTCGCCACCGATGCCCGGTCATGACCTCCCGCCGGCAGGCGTCGGGATATGGCCCTCGCCGGGCCGGCCGGATCAGGGATTACCGCCAAGCGGGGTCGGCGTGTGGCCGAGCCCAGGGCATCCAGATAACACGCTCCCTGTGCCGCAGCCGCCGACAGAACCGCCGATCGATCCTGAAGAGCCGCCGGGCGATTTGGTCGTGAAAGCTCCACCGCAGGGGCAACCGGGCTGGGGCTATGTCTCAACCTGGGGCTGGGGTTATTTTCCCGGCACGACAGGAGCCGGACCCAAAGCAAACCCTTAGCAGCGCCGCCGCAGGCGCCGGAATCGCGGCGCTCCTCGCGGCGGCGTTTGCTCGATTTGGGGCGTAGAAGGTAACGACAGCCCGGCGCTACGGCGCCGGGCCTTTACTAGGGGAGCGGTGCCGTGATCCCGTCCTCGGGGCGCATTCTGTTGAGTTTGCGCAGATTCTCGAACGCATTGAGATATTGCAGATTCCAAGGCACATGGAGACCACTTACCCTGTAGCCTTCGATCGTCTTGCCGACGAGCGGAATAATATGATCGACGTGCATGCCTTCAGGTCGAGCAAGATAGATCCTGTTCAGATCATCCATATCGACCCAGCTAGGAGTGCGCTGCTCGGTCTGGAATTTTCGTTTGATTTCTTTCGCGCGCATTTTCC